TTGGGTCGCAGACAATAATAAAATGTCTGACGCCGTTTTGGTGGGCACATCAAAAGGAAAAGCCGAAATTCAATACACAGCACCTGCAACAACATATGTGCAAATTAAAGCTGAGAAATCAGCTGATTTATTTGTAAATATACCAGACTTGGATCAAGCAGTAGAAAATACTGATAATCCAAGTTTTACATCGATCGAGCCACGCGTAAATAACTCAACTGAGTTTGATCGAATGATGGCATTTATGAAACACAATGAAACGCAACGCAACGCACAGCTAGAGGCCGAAAGAGCCGCATTAAGAGCTGAAGTTGCAAAAATTAAAGCAGAAGCGGAAACAGTAGTTGAAGCGCCAGTAGAGGCAGAAGCAGAAGATGCAGGAGAAACCCCCGAGTAAGTTTCTACGCTGGATACGGTTTCTTGACCGTATCCAGTTCTGGCACCGCGATGAGTTGGTGCACAGAACACACGTAGAAGCGGCAAGATCGTTAGCAGAGCCAAACGCATCAAAATCACTCTGGGTTAAAATTCAGCAAACAGAAAACGACTATAGGGGAGTTCACTCTGACATAGTCGAGTTTTGGAAAGCATTTTCCAAAGCAATGAAGCGACGGAATATACCAATCCGAGCGTTTGAATTTGTACGCACTGCAGAACGGCAACAAGAGTTATACGACAAAGGCAGAAGCAAAGCATCTGCTGGATTTGGCGCACACCAATATGGAATGGCGGTGGATATAATTCATGCAACAAGAGCATGGAATTTAAGCAAAAAAGAATGGGATTGCATTGGTGCAATCGGCAAAGAAATTGCGCGTAAACGCAATATAAAATTAGATTGGGGCGGAGATTGGAATTTCTACGATCCCGCACATTGGGAAATTGACGAATGGCAAACCAAAGTAAAAGAACCATTTTAAAAAGTAAGTTGAATAACTTACATCAGGCAAACGGAACGGAAACTCCATATATTGGAGTTCCGTTTGCCGGCGTTATCTCCCTACCCTTGTTAAGATATGCATTTAGTGACACCAAACTGAGGAAACAGAAGTAAATTATGTGCATCGCACCAATAAAATTAGATGATGGAACTGAGGTTGGGTGTCGCGAATGCTGGCAATGCCGCAAACGTAGAGTTAACGATTACGTTGGAAGATGCATTGCCGAAAGTAAGTTTGCGAAGAAAACTTACGCAGTAACATTAACGTATGACGGAGATCAGGGCGTTAATGCAGTAACGTTGATTTATAAAGACGTTCAGGATTTTCTCAAAAGACTGCGTAAAAAATATAAATGTCGTTACATAGTCACTGGAGAATACGGAAGTGCAAAAGGACGATCACATTGGCATATAATATTATTCTTTCAGGATAATTGGCCAGAAGTGACGTCAAACAAAAGGGTAGATTGGAAATATTGGAAACACGGGTTTGCATATTTTCAAGAGCCAGATTGGAAAGGTTTTGAATATTGCCTTAAATATGTTCTGAAAGATCAGACATCAAGGCAAAGCGATAGCCATTTGGCTATGAGCAAAAAACCACCATTAGGACACGAGTTTTTTCAACAGTTAGCGAAGCAACACGTTGAACAAGCCCTCGTCCCACAAACATATTTCTATAAGTTTGGAGACGTCAGGGATTATAAAAACCGAGAAAAAGGATTTATGATGCAAGGCAAAACAAGAGAAAATTTTATGGAAACTTTTATCAACGAGTGGGAAGCAAAATACGACCACGAACCGTTATCAGAAATAGTTAACGACTATTACGATGATATAACAACATTAAATTATGAAGATCCTATCGATTACGAACAAATAGATTTAGGCAGTAGGAAAATTAGGCATCCTATATTTTCAGATAATTACAATGAAGAACAAAGAGAACGCCTACATTATAAACCAGTACAATATGTTCAACCTTGGGATGATTACCAAGGTGATGGAATATTTAAAGACGATATTATGGTGGAAGCAGAATACGACGGTATTCCAATAATATATTGGGAAAACAAAAATAAAACAGGAATTCAAATTTATACGGAGACGGATGAATGGCACGAAGAAAGACCAGAAGTAATAAAAACAATAAAACAAGGACAACAAATCAAACGCCGGCGAACACACGCCGAAGTACTGTACGCGGAATTGGACGAGGAATAGAAATATATAGTCCACCCGTTGAAAGACGGGAGCGCACAGCTGTAACACCTCCCGAACGGGATCTAGCGAAGCGGAAAAAATCCCCAAAACAAACATGGTTGGTCAGAGATCTGCGGATAAGGTGTAAAGATAGACCCAAAGATAACACCCCTTCAGGGGGGTCAGGGTCTAAAAAATATGTACCTTGGTGCAAATAATGTCAAAAAAAGACAAAAAAATCAAAAAAAAGACTTTACAAATCATATTTTAAATGTCTATCAATACGTATGGGGTGACACAAGAGTCTCAAACTGATCATATTATATATTATCGGCCATTTGGACTTTTGCCCCTTCATAAAATGAAGGAGTAAAAATTGCAATTACTACTAATACAACAAATCCTAAAACCAGTAATCACTAGATTTGGTACTATACTTGGATCGTCGCTTGCCGGCGCCGGTGTTGCTGTTGGCGACACGGAAAGTATCGTTTTGGGATTTACGGCTTTAGCCGGAGTAGCGATCGATCTCATAACAAGGAGATGGATTAAATGAAATTAAAAGACATTATAATAGCAACGGTAGCCGGATTAATAATGGGATTAGCATTATTTTCCGATGTCTTATTAAACACGGGAGTAATATAATATGGGTTTTGGAACAACATTTCAAAAGCTAATTATGAAGCCAAGTCGTAAAATGGGTCGCCAATTAGAAGATTATGTTAAAACAACATATATGGGTGATCCAAACGGAATTGAAGGATTAACCAGTAAAAGACAAGATAATGGAACTGATCTTGGTAAATTAAGACGCGACGCACTGGCGAATGGATTTAATCCATTAACAGTATTACGAGCAACAGGTGGACAAGGGTTTTATAAAAATGAAATCCCAATGGGACGTCTGTCATCAGACGCATTTTTCAATACATTTGATAGAATAAAACAACGTAACTATAATGATTTACCAGTTGTAGATAATGTATCTGTACCTGAAATAGACACAAAAAATTATTTTAATGGCGGTGTAAAAATACCGAAATATAACAAATTAAATAATGAACCAATATTATCACCATTACGATTTGATGTTGTAAATATAGACGGATTTCATACATCAAGCGATAATAAAGCATTGTATTCACAATGGACAAGACCAGGTGGAGATATAGTAACTATACCTGGTGAAAGTACAGATTTAAGCGAAATGTTGGGTGCAACATTAGTCGACAGATATTACGAATTTAAAAAACTATTTCCAAAATTAAGTATCAAGAATTTTAGAAATTTATTACGTAATAGCGGAAAAAAATCTGCACAAAAAGAATCTGATTTGCTTTTAAAATTACAAGATCAAATGAGATACAAAGAAGGTGCAATATCGCAAAAAGCGTTAGGCACATTACGCAATATTTCTGCCGAAGATAAGAAATTTGTCGATTACATGAAAGCACAATTTTAATGTGCGCCAAGTGTAAAAAAATACGAAAAATTATAACCAAAATCATTGCAAGGAGAAAACGCAAATGAGAATGACTGAAATGATACCAAACTCACCGATTGCAGTACAGAAATCTGTACGTAGTGCAAAAGGCCGAGTATTAACATCGGCTAATGCAGGAAAAATCCTGCCACTGAAGTATGAATGGTTACATCGCGAAGACGGCGTGCGAAGCGGTAAAATTAGAGCAAACATTGAAATGATGGAAACATCAGAAATGTTAATGAACGGTGTGGGCGTAACACTTTACGCGCATTTTGTACCAATGCTTGCATTTGACCGTTTTAACGGATCAATGGACGAATTAAACCGATCATATAAAAAACAAAATGGAGCTGCAGGAAGTGTAGTACCATTTTTTGAAACTAATAAATATTATGATCCTTCATCAAATAGTGTTCTTGGTAATTGGCCTGATTATGGAACTGATGCTGATACACATCCATCGTCACCACAAACAACTGCATTTTACCAGGTAACAGGTACACATATACAAAATTCAACAATTAATGTAACACCAATTGAAGCATATAATGCAATTGTTAACCATAGACGCAAAGCAAGATCAAAATCGTTACCATTAAGAAACGCATTCGATCATACATTAGCTGACGCGTTTTGGATTAATAACGGAATGCAAAATATTGTACCGGATTATGATCAGAATTTAATTGACGGACAAGTAACACTTGCCGGATTGACATTTCAAGCACCAATAAAATCAAAATTTGCAAAAGAAAGTTCTTCATCAGATTTATCAGCATCTGCTAATAATGTAACAAATAATTCATATCATTATTCACCTGCACAACAAGACGGTATTGTAGATCAAGGAGATTATTATCTTTTTGATGAAATATTTGCAGAATTGCAAACAGGCGGAAACGCAACAATGTCATTAGCTGACATTGAACAAGCACGTAAAACAGCGGCATTTGCTAAATTAAGAGCAAAGTACGATGGAATTGACGAAGAACATGTTATTGATTTGCTCATGTCTGGAATTAGAGTTCCAGAAGAAGCATTAAAGCAACCAATTTTATTGGGTCGTCAACGTGCAATGATAGGATTTAACCAACGTTATGCAACAGATGGCGCAAACTTGGATAAGTCAGCAACAAACGGTATGGCAACAATAGATATGTCATTTAGAACACCCGCAATGAATACTGGCGGTGTTATAATGATAACAGCAGAAATTGTGCCAGAACAATTATGGGAACGTAAGAAAGACTATTTCTTATACACAACAGATCCAGATACGTTACCTAACTATCTTAGAGATGTGCTTGACCCAGAGGCTGTCGCCGTGATCAAAAATAATCACGCCGATGTTAATCATGCAACACCAGATGGTACATTTGGTTATGCGCCACTCAATCATGAGTGGCAAAGAGATGCCGTAAACGTAGGTGGTAAATATTACCGCCCTGCAAATGACGCATTTGACGAAGATCGCGCAAAAATATGGACAGCAGAAAGTACAAACCCAACATTAAATGAAGATTTTTATTTATGTTCTAGTTTGCACAAGAAAGTATTTGCTGATCAAGTAAGCGACAGTTTTGAAATTACATGTCTATCTGACATGCAAATTGTAGGAAACACCGTATTCGGTGCCGGACTACAAGAAACTGACGCAACAAGCGATTACGACACAATTACTTCGCAAGTTGATTCCTCACGTATCGCGAAGTGATAAAAAGCAGGGGAGCCCTCCCCTCCCCTGCTCATTTTAAAAAGGAAAAATAGAAAATGAATAGAATAAAACACGGCAACGTAAATAAGTGGACAGCCACAAAAGCAGGACAAGTGATTGAGTTTGCATCAAGCAAACCACGACATGTAAAGTTTGAAATTACAGCTAATTCAAACATTGAAATTTGGGTCG